CGCACGTTAGACAACAACTAAGAGAAAGAGCTGCGGCAACCCTTACCGGGTTGACCACTACTGGATCCAGAGTTTATCAATCAAGAATTTATCCTCTTGGTGCGGCTAACTTGCCAGGTTTATTGATTTACACCAAGTCTGAAGAAAGCGAACCTGAAACTATAGGTAGTGCTAGAACGGTTTTAAGAAATTTATCATTAGTAGTAGATGGATATGTAAAAGCAGTCTCTAATTTTGATGATCTGGTTGATACCATTTCAGCAGAAGTAGAAACGGCCTTGGGTAATGACTCCACGCTTAACAGCTTGGCTAAAAATACCTATTTGGAATCCACCGAAATTGAATACGATGGAGAGGGAGACAAGCCGGTGGCGGTTGTTTCTTTAACCTACGTTGTTCAGTACGCGACTATTGAAAATGCACCACAAACAGCGGTGTAAGGAAAATAATATGACTACTTTAACTTCTCCAAATGGCAAAGATAGCATTGATGCTCCTGTTGACCAGGTGGAGTATTTAATATCAAAAGGTTGGTCTGAAAAGACTGTTAATAAAAAAAATAAAAAAAGCGAGGAAAAATAAATGGCAACTCATAAAGGAGCCCAAGGCTTAGTAAAAGTTGGTTCAGCCACAGTAGCCGAGGTTAGATCTTGGACACTTAATACTAGTGCCGAGACGATAGAAGATACAGCAATGGGAGACACAGCAAGAACATACTTACCAGGTTTGACTTCTGGCGATGCTTCATTGGATGTTTTTTGGGATGAAACGGATTCAGCAGGTCAAACTGCATTAGCACCCGGAGCATCCGTTACATTGGTACTTTATCCCGAAGGGGGAGCAAGTGGGGACACTTATTACACCGGTACAGCACTTGTTACATCAAAATCCATAACAGGATCCTTTGATGGAATGGTTGAAGCGAGCATATCAGCTCAGTACACAGGTGCAATAAGCACGGCAACGGTTTAATAAGATGAGTGCTATTGAGAGTGCCAAAGCACATTTTGCATCTTTAGAGACACAGAGCTTTGAAGTAAAAGAATGGAAAGACGAAGTCGGAAAGCCGTTAGTTATTTACCATACACCTATGACCTTGCATGAAAAGGACAGGCTGTATAAAAGAGCAAAAGGCGAAAGCCTAGAACTAATGGCTTACGTTTTAATTTATAAAGCTGTTTCAGAAACAGGAGAGCCGTTATTTACAATGGACGATAAATTCGCCCTTATGAATAGCGTAGATCCAGACGTTTTAAGTGAAGCATCTGCCAAGCTTTTAAATAACTCTAGTGTTGAAGAACAATTGGAAAAGTAAGAACGGATAATGAATTTTACGTTCAATACGCCTTAGCTGAAATGTTAGGTATGACATTGAGCCAATTAAAAAAAGAAATGTCATTATCCGAATTTAACGGATGGCTAGCTTATTTAGAACACAAGCAAAAAGAAATGAATAAAAAATAATGGCAGGACAAAATTATAAATTTGATATAACGGCTCAGAATCGCACAGACAAGGCGTTCAGAAAAGTTAATCAAAGCATAGACAAAACATCAAAAAGCATGGCTTTTATGAAAAAAACCATAGTTGGTGCTTTTGGTGTTGCTGTTCTTACCAATTTCAGTAGAAACGCATTGCAAACAGCAGATGATTTAGCAAAAGTATCATCTTCCATTGGTGTAAATGTTGAATTTTTACAAAGGTTTCAGTTCGCAGCCGAGCAATCTGGCGTATCAGCAGAGGGGTTCGATAAAAGTTTAAGGTTCTTTTCCAAGACTATGGGCGAAGCAACTATGGGCCTTGGATTGGGATTGGATGCCATTCAACAATTAGGCGTTTCATTAAAAGATGCACAAGGGGAGACAAAATCTATAGACGACCTGTTTATAGAAATGATGGAAGCATTAGAAGGCGTTAAAAATTCTACAGAACGTGCAGGATTAGCTACTAAATTATTTGGTAGGGCAGGAATTCCAATGGTTAATATGATAAGGGATGGCACGGATGCCATGAAAGCGTTAGCAGAAATTGCTCCTGGTGTATTAACGGAAGAGGACACCAAAAGAGCGGAAGAGTTTAATGATGCAATGAATGTACTTTCAAGAACTATTAAAGGGCCTTTGCAGTCAGCAATAATAAGTATTGTTAACGCGCCAACTAAATTAATGGATTTTATTCAAGAAAGTTTTTCCGATAAATTTGCTAGTGACTTGGAAGAAACCTATGGAAGAGCAAATGCAGGGATAACAACTACTACAGCAAAAACTATAAACAATTTAAAGGTTGTTGATAAAAGACTAATTTCTTTTTCAGACCAAGTTAAAAGAAGTTTGCAAACACCCGTAGAAAAGGTTTTAGATTTTACAGAAAAACTGCAAGAAGCCGTAGATGCAGGAATTTTTAACAAAGAAGATATGGCGCAGGCTATTACTGATTTTACAGCTAGTGTAGAAAAAGGAATGGGCGATGCAAAAACTGTAGTTCAACAATTTGAGGACACGATAGAAGGATCTTTAACAAATTCATTTACTGATTTTTTTGATAAAACGAACGAAGGTTTTATGAACATGAAAACTCTGTTTTCAAGTGTGGTAGATGCAATAATTGCAGAAGTTATAAGGCTTGCAATAATAAAGCCTATTGTAGATTACATAATGGGTGGGCCTATTAGTGCTGCAACAAGTATTTTTGGAAAACAATCTGGTGGGCCTGTTACGGGAGGAAAGACGTATTTAGTCGGAGAGCGTGGCCCAGAATTATTTACCGCACCAGGTAACGGCAACATAGTTCCAAACGGTGCAATGGGTGGCGGTGGCACCACTAATGTAAATATTACATACGATATAAAAGCCTTTGATGCTCAATCGGCTACATCTGCTATAGCAGAACAAGCTCCAACCATCGTTGGCATCGTAGAACAATCGTTTAGAAAACGTGGCAAGAGAGGGCCTTTAGGAGCATGAGTGGAACATTTCCTAGCACCCCTGCCCCTGCATCAATTGACGTAACTTCGTTTGAACCTAACCTTGTAAGCGTTACTTCTAACCTTCGCAGACAAGTTAGATCCAGGGGCGCTCAAAGATGGTTATTTAAAGTGCGCTTCCCACCCTTAAGCAGAGCTGAACACGACAGCATCTATGCTTTTAGTATTTTGCAGCGCGGTCAATTTGAGAAGTTTACCTGGGTACCTAAAACGATAGGCACAACCAGAGGTGTAACATCACAAAATCCCGTTGTGTCAGCAGCAGCAGCCGTAGGAGTAAACGCAGTTAGCGTTGATGGATTGTCCAACTCAACTTCAAACATATTGAGATCCGGAGACTTTATTAAGTTCTCTGGCCACACCAAAGTTTACATGGTCACGGCAGACATGAGTTCCAATGGATCTGGAGCTGCTACCTTAAATTTTTCTCCGAAGTTAACAACTGCCGTTGCAGACAATGAAACGGTAACCACCAACAATGTTCCGTTCCAAGTGGCTTTCTCTAACGACAGTAGAAGCTACACCACCGATTCTTCCGGGTACTACTCTTATGAAATAGATCTAGTCGAGGTAGTTTAAATGTCCAATAGAGGTTCTACTTCTGCATTCCAAACTGAGATCGTAAAAGACTCAACGCAGAACTGTCATTTGATAGAGATCTACATGGACGATACGACCTATTATCTAACGGACTACTTTTCTAGTATCACTTTCGGGAGTAATACCTACACAGCCCTAGGGTATTTTTTAGGTTTTGATTCTGTAGAAGAAAATGTCTCTATTACAGCCAATCAATTAACCATGTCTTTGTCTGGCGTTTCACAGGAATTCACTTCTTTATTTTTAACGGAAGATTATGTAAACAGAAAAGTAATAATCAGATCTGGATTCTTAAACACAAGCAATGCCTTAATTGCAGATCCGATTATCATCTTCCAGGGCAGAATGAACAATCCCACCATCACGGAAAACGCAGATAGTGGAATGGCAACAGTATCGGTATCAATAGCCAATCAATTTATTGATTTTGAAAACGTACCCGGAAGATACACCAACCACGAAAATCAACAATTGCACTATCCCGGAGACAGAGGATTTGAATACGCTTCTGAAATTATAAAAGACGTAGTATGGGGATCTGAGTTTGATAGTGGCAATCGTGTATCTGGTGCAGGATCCTTAACGGGTGTGCTTACGGGATCTTCCGTTATTGATGTCAAAGACATTGGTATCAATCCAATAATAATAATCAATCCTTTTGGTGGCGTGTTCAGCATTGATTTAAGCAATTACGAAGATAAAATTATTGTCAATGTTGCGGATCATGGATTGGTCGATGGATCCACAGTTGATATAGATGGAGCAGTAGGTATAACGGGTGTTGATGCTGTGGATCTTAATCAAACACATACTGTAGAAATTATTGATCCAGATAGTTATGAGTTTGAGTTTGATACAAGCGAAGTTGGTACCAACTTAATAGATTTTTTTGGCGAAAAGTCCACGACCATTAATGATGTAGTTCCTGTAACGGTTACAGTAATTACAGAAACAACAACCAACAAAGAAAATTACGTTACTGTTATTGACAACTCCGAAGAAGCCGAAGTTGGAGATCTTATACAAATAAAAGACTCAGGCGATGTAGGTGGTATTCCAGAAAGTAAATTAACAGAAGAGCCTTTTCAAGTTAAAGAAATATTGTCTGTTAATGGTACTAAATTAGTAAAAATTGCTGTTACAGAAAAAGTGGAAATAAAAGCCCCTCCTGTTTCTACCGATACCAATGTGGCCAATACGGTTACTTATAACTTTGCAGATCACGAATACAATGTTGGAGATACTTTTGTTGTAGCAGGCAGCGCAGCCGTTGGTGGGGTTGCTGCTAACTCAATCAATGGAACTAAAACTGTTGCATCAATTAAAAACAACAACGCGGTAAACGTGACAGTCACAGATTCGGTCAGTTCTACTGTTACACACGGAGGGGGAGACAACGTCACAGTAGATGGTGCAGCTCCTAAGACACCTTCTATATGCACAACCTCTGGAAGTACCACTTTGAGTTTTTATCAAATTGCTCACGGTCTAGCAGCAAACGATGAAGTTTCTATTTACGGATCTTCCTCCGTTGGCGGTGTACCTAGTACCTACATCAATAAGATCTTTACCGTTGCAAGCGTTCCAAATGCCAATACATTTACAGTAACTAGTGGATTTGCAGCCACATCCACAGTCTGCGGTGGTGGAGCTTATACCTTCGCTGAAATACCCGTTAAGGCTACTTCTGTCGCCAGAGGTGGTAAAAGTATAACCACAATCAGTTCGCGCGTTACAAGACCAGATGGGCCTTTTAACCGTCCTTTTGATCTATGAGAGACATAGAAACCATAGCTTTTGTAGAAGCAGAAAAAGGCAAACCCTTTAAATGGGGCATAAACGATTGCAATACGTTTGTTCTTTCTTACCTGGACACAGTATGGGGAAGAGATTTATTAAAAGAATGCTACGGAAAATACGACAGCAAAGAATCTGCCGTTGAATTTCAGCAGAATTATCCTCTTATGATCAGCGATGCAATTGTGGAAACGGGAGCAACCAAGATCCCACCAAGTTTGGCAAAGACGGGAGATCTGTTGGTTATAGATTTTAAACTGTTTCAACTTTGTAATTTGTGTCTGGGAACCAATGGCGCTTCTGTTGAAGAAGATAAGCAAACGGACATATTTAGAATAAAAGAATTTAGCGCCTTTGATTGGGCTTTGAGGATAAATTAATGCCAAGCGTGTTCACAGCAATATCTGGAGTAGTAAATTTCTTTGTAGCGGTGTTCTCTTACGCAACAGGAAGCTACATTGCAGGCACAGTATTGGGATATGTAGCAGCAGGCGTTTTCTTTAATGCCGTTGGGGGTCAATTAGGTAAATTATATCAAATCCCAGAAATTGGCTTGGCTCAACAAGGCGCAAGCATGTTATCCAACACCCCTTCTTCTACAGCTCCTATCCCTGTAATTTATGGAGCCAGAAGAGTTGGTGGCACAAGGGTTTTTGTAGGATCTTCCCCTGGCTACAATGTAGGAGAAGCAAATACCGAAAATTATTTTTTAAACATTGTTTTGGCTTTGTGTGAAGGCCCCGTAGGATCCGTTGAAGCCGTTTATCTTAACAACGTACAAGCCTGGCCAATTCCAGACAGCAGGTTTAATGGAAAGGTTAAAATAAACGTACACTTAGGCAATGGCTCGCAAATTGTAGATCAGGATTTATTTGACATAGCAAACGCCAAGGGAAAACCATTTGAATGGACTACAGAACACAGATTGCAAGGCGTGGCTTATTTGTATGTTCGCCTAGAATCAGACCAAGAAGTGTGGGCTTCTGGAACGCCAACAATCAGCGCAGATGTTAAAGGAGCAATTGTTGCAGATCCCAGGGTAAACATAGCCGATGGGAATACCAGAATGGATCGTTGGAGCAACAATCCTGCTTTGTGTATTAGAGACTATTTGACCAACACAACATACGGCAGAGGAATATCTGAGAGCGATATAGACGATACATCTATTAGTGCATCTGCTAATTATTGCGATGAAAGGATTACCATTACCAAAGACGATGGAACCACCTTTACCCAAAAGCGCTACACCATGAATGGAGTAGTTACAATTGGCGAAACAAGCATGGCCATCATAGAAAAACTTTTAACATCTTGCAGAGGATCTCTGGTTTTTTCTGGTGGCAAATACAAATTAATTTTAGACAAAGCAGAATCCCCCGTGCTTACTTTTAACGAATCAAATGTCTTGCCCAATTTTAATATCACAATGCCAGGCAAAGAAAGTTTGGCTAACCGGGTAACTGCAAATTATTTTAATCCTGCCAGAGAGTGGCAAGCTGATTTTGTATATTCAGAAAGTTCTGTATTTAAAACAAAAGATGACGGGTTGCTCTTAGATAGAAAAATAGAATTGCCCTTTACGGCTGATTATTACATGTCCAATTACATTGCTGAACAAACTTTAAAACAATCAAGGCAAGGAATGATCGTTGATTTCAGCACAACGCAAGCAGGACTGTTGGCAGAGATTGGAGATGTGATCTACATGGATCTTGAATCTCCCGGATGGTCAACGCTAAACAGCGGAGCCGGTAAAAAGTTTAGAGTTATTCAGATGAGTATTGGTGCTGAAGGAGAAATTAAAATCGTTGCCAGAGAGTACGATGCCGATGTTTATGTTCATGGATCTATTAAGACATTTGATACAGCTCCCAATACTGCCCTCCCTAGCTTGGCAGATATAAAAGCACCACCGATCAATCCGGGAATAACAATTACCGAAGAGTTGTTATTTAATGATCCCAAGATAACCAATAGAATTAATTTAAGTTGGAATGCTCCGGAAGGATCCTTTATTAAGAATTACGAAATAGCTTTTCAAAGTGCTAAAGACAATAAACCTTTTATACAGTCTGGAGTGTCTACGGGCAGGCAATACAACGTAGAAAATTTAGATCCAGGCGTGTATCAATTTGCAGTTAGATCTACCAACAACGCAGGCTTCAAATCCGAATACATTACAAAAACTTTTGTTGTCAAAGGTGTTTCGGTATTGCCTGCAATAAACGCCCCTGCAATAAGCGGTGTTGTGGAATCTTTAGTAACAACCACTTTAGGATCTGGAGTAAAAGCAAAGGCGGTTTTAAGTTGGGTTGCCATTGCAAACAGTCAATGGGAAGCTCTGGGCGTTAACATAGAAAGTTACGAGGTTGAATACAAGTTGGCATCCACTTCTGCAAACTTTGAACGATTGGGATCTTCAACAGGAACCTTTTTTGAATTCTTTGATATTGCTCCAGGATCTTACAATTTTAGAGTTAGAGCTGTTAACGATGCAGGGATAAAATCGGATTATGCTGAGGTTACTTCTGAAATAACAGGACTAAGCGCAAAGCCTGCCAACGTAGCTAACTTTTATATGAGAGCAGAAAGCACGCAAGCCAATCTGTCTTGGACTCCAACCACGGATCTTGATGTTAAGGTTGGTGGTACGTTTGAAATAAGGCACTCTGTAGTGACAAGCAACGCAGCCTGGGGTGTGGCCATCAAGATAGGTTCTGATGTGCCGGGAAGCTCCAACTCTGCTTCCATGCCTTTGCTTGTAGGAACG